TCATGAGATCCAGTCGTCAAGATCTTATGATCTGCGCCTTCTTTCTTGGCAGCTGCCATCACATGCTTGACGACCATCTCGTGGCCTGCATGAACAGGATTGAATCGTCCTTGTGTGATATGAATCGATTTCATTGAGCTTTAACCTTATTGAAATTGGCAGCCGAGAATTCAGCGCGATCTACGATTTTAGTAGGACGATTATGTCTGACTACTACGAATCCTTCAGGCTTCGACTTCTTGCCGTTAATGCTGTGATCAAACTCCGCAGAGCTTGACAGCGTATGCGCAAGAATATCCTTTGCTTTTTGCAGATGCTTGTGCTGGTTCAGAACGTTTTCAAAGTGAGCACGATTACGTTGAACGTGACCGATGTCTGATTCCATCGCAGCAGTCTTAGATGCCTTCGATGCTGCCATCTTCACACCTTCGATCTTCTTCTGATGTGCCTTCATGTAGTGGTTCATGAAACCTTCTACGCTAGGCTTAGTACCAGTACGAACAGTATGATTAATGTAAGTTTTCAAAGGAATCTCATGGCCTTTGATAGCTTCATAAGTTTCAGGCTTTGCCTTTTTGTTATGTGCTGCAGCTGCAGTCATAGCCTTTGCAAAGCGCTCGCGATTCTGAGGCGTGAACTTGATGTTATCGAGATGATGTTCTGTCGAAATCAGATGCACGTCTTTGTGCAATCCAAAGTCATTTAGCTGAGCGCCGTGCTCGGCTTGCATATCCTCGAGGTTCTTACCATTATACTTGGTATGAATAGCTACGCCAATCTTCGAGTTGAGAGCAGCCTTACCATGTGCTGAATTTTTCGGAGCAGAGTAAGTGATGGTGTTAGGTGTAAAGTGTACACGCCCATCAGATTCATGCACGTCCTCAGCAGTGTGCATGATATCGCCTTGGAAAACACCCTTCTTTGGTGTTACCTTTGGAAGATGCTGTAAAGCAGCTCGTAGCTTCGATACGAGGCCAGGGGCATGACCATGGTTACGCTCGATATCTTCTAGCGTATAGTTGATCTTTGGATTCTTGTTAAAGGCAGACTTCGATGCTACAAAGAAACGACCAGTTTCAGGATGACGACCGAATACCACAGAAGGAGAACCATCATACTTCATGGTGATTCTTGTGTCGTTCTTCTTGCCTGTCAACCTGTCATGCACATCTTTGAGATTGTGATAGGCATGAGAAAAGCCTTCATGGCCAGCATTGATCACGTGATCTTCGGCATGCTCAAGATGCTTCAGCTTAGTTTCGTCAAGCTCTTCTGCAAGGAAATTTCTAAAACTTGTCATCGTACTGTTTTTACCGATCCATCAGGATTTACAAAGAAGGCTTCGAACGTAATATCAGGAAACTCTTTCTTCAACGAAAGAAATGCCTGAAGATTGCTAGGAGCATCATCAAACAACCGAAGCTTTACGTAATTCTTAGTATTTATATATTTACGGAAGATGATCTTCTTGGCTTCTGCCGAAGAGTCGATCTTCAGGTTACCAGCTCGTTCTACATGGATATTATCGATAGGTAGACCATGATCTCGAAACGTCTGAAGGAAGATATCCTTGTTATCGAAGTCAGCTCGTGCTGTACAGATAATCACTCGACTATGAGGATTCTTACGAGAGTTGGCAAAGATAGCTTTCGTTTTAGCAACCATACGAGTGATAGGCTTCGATGACTTGCGGAATACTTCTGCGTTAGCAAACTCTCCGAAGTCGTAGGTTTCACCCTTCTTACGCTTGTAAGTGTTGAACTCTTGGTTGTCTAGCATTCGAACAACCTTGCCATCTTTGACAACGGCAACCTTTGCATATGTATGGAACAGCGTCTCATCGATATCGAATATCGTGAGTGTACCACTACCAACAAACTCTCTAAATCGTTTCTTTATCATAGTTACACTCTATATTGTTTTCGAAATAATGTACATGCTTATTTCGCTTTGAATGAGATTTTTTTCAGGCCTGGCATGCCAGCGTTTCCGTTGTACTCGAACTTGAAGTCGATGTCCTTAAACTCCTGAATGTTGTATTTTACCAGCTTCTGAGTCTTGTAGATATTGATGTAGAGCTGACTCACGTTGATCTGCTTTGTGGCTTCATTCAGAACGTTAGAATATGTCTTGTCTGCGTTCATCATATCTACGAGGTGATATGCAAGCGGTGACAGTATCAAACCGTTTCTCTTTGCCCTATTTCCAACGATCCGTTTTGTGATGTCCATAGAAGCCGCTCTTCCCATAATCTTGTATAGCGGATCTAAAACTTTTAGGAGTTCTTCTGCAGTTTTATATTTTGATAAGAATATTTCAATCGAGGCTGGAGTGATATTGTTTCCCATCAGTTTGACGAGTGCATTCCAGCCGGGAGTTTTTACCTCGGCAGAACCACGAACGATGCCATCTAACACAGAGCTGTTACGAATGGCGATAATAAGGTTCTTGGCTATCTTCTTCTTCGAGTCAGTGTAATTGATCTTATCTAAAATATCGGCGATCGCATCGATAGATGGAGGTGCACCTTTACCAGCCTTGGCTGATATCGCAAGGTTAGGTTTCTTTGGATATGTGGCATAGTAGTCGACCAGTCTGAGATTGCTCTGAGTAGGATATATGATCCCGTCCGCAGTCTTATCGTATACGTTTAAAAACCACCATGCGCCTGTGACTTCACCGAAATCTTTGGCGATAATGTTGATATCTGAATCCGATATCTGTTCGATATATTCTGATCTGATTTTACCACCCATTGTTTCGGCAGAATCCATGAGATCTTTCATAAACTCTTTGACGACAACCGAAACTCCGAGGCTGTTGATGCCTTGCATCACCTTTCTCTTAAATTCTAACTTGCCGATCTTTTTGCCAGTAGCCACACCGATACGTTCAGGTGTCAATTCTTTTGTACGAAGTTCGCCACGAGATGACACAGCATTGACGACATAGATCTTGTCTCCGACCTTGGCTCCATCTACCGCTTCTTTGATAGTAAGTTCTTCTGTACGATATTTTCCTGAGATTACAAACGTACTATCCGTAAGCTCACATTTAATAATATCGTTTAGGAGTTTCTTATGATCTCCTGGATATGAGAATCGAAGATGCTTTCCTCCACGAGATGACTTTACTATCTTGATGTTTTTCTTTGCCAACTCTGCTTCATATTCTGAAATAATAGCAGATTGGGATTTTGCATCAGTAGAAAGCATTCGTTGCACCGTTCTAAGTTCTAAACTTATTTATTAAACAAAAGAAAACCGCCCCAGTATACTGGAGCGGTCGTATTACTTCTATTTATGTTGTTAGGCTGCGACTGCAAACCATTCTGGAATTGGACGTTTAGTCCATGCCATCTTGAATCGAGCCTGCTTCGTCTGATAGAACTTACGATATGAACCTACGATATCATTGTAGTCGATACACTCAGGATTGGCCTTCATTGCCAACGGCTGAGGAGTCTTGTAACCGACAGGAATGTTACGAGGCAATTGCTTGAGTGCTTCGCGAAGCAATGTATCTGTGCTATGAACCTTGCCGTAGCGATATGTATACTCGTCACAAAGAGCTACAAAGTGGACGTAATGCCAGTTGTAGTTGTTATTACTTTGTGCAGTCCAAATCGTACAAGGATGGTGCATATGCACTGCACGATAGAATGTATCTTCGCGCTCGTCAGGTAGAGTCCATGCCTTCGACATTGTCTTACCAGACTTTGAAGGCACACGTGTCTCTACACCGTCGAGCATACGATGTACAGTCGAGAGCATTTGAGCACTCTCGACGATCATCTTCACGACATGCTTGTCACACTGCAGCTGCGCAGCAACTACAGGATCACTGTCGAGAATGAAAAGATTCATATTCCAGCTTTCTTTACGAGATCTTTATATCCACGCCACGATGGATGGATATCATCAGGTTGAACATACGATGTAGCAATGATACGATCTCCGTAGCTTACGGCAATGCTTTTTACTATGGCGTTGACCTTAGGTTTACAAAAGCCTTTGTTACAAGGAGGCATAATCCATACTACATTGCCTACCTTAACACGAGTTCTAATTTTTGTCAACTCTTTTTTCGTATCAACGCCGCTATGATCGTTTGTTCCG